CCGGCCACAGCCGCTCCACCTGCTCCCGGCTGACGGGGCGGAGGGCGGAGAGGGCCATATCAATAGCATCCCAATAAGACAGCCCATCTTCCCGGTCATCCCAGTCCGGAGTCCACCGCTGTATAGTTTTCAGGCACTCAATCGCTTCTTCCCGCGTCACGGCTGGGCCTCCTTTTCCAGCATCTCCAACTCCTCCGCGTTCGGCTTCTCAAGTGGCAAAAAATATGTAGTGCCTCTTGGCGCTAAATCCCATACACACCACGCCATATCCATCATAGCCTGCCCCTTCCCCGTGAAGTCCGGTCTCCAAGTCAGCGGAAGTACCCTTGTAGGCGTGATTTCGCGGAACAGCTTATATCTCTTCGCTGCATTCCAAAACTGAACCTTCAGCAGCAGTGCGAACGGTTTCTTATGCTTTGCACACTGCCTGATAAACTGCTCCGCCAGTCGAAACGGAGGGTTCGTAATGATCCAGTCACAGCCCATCAAAGGAATGGTCAAAAAGTCATCTCCAGCTTGGATGTCTGTCCCTGTTACTTCATACCCCATTGCCTCCATAACATCAACCATGTGACCTTCTCCACAAGCGGGTTCCCAGATATGTGCTTGTGCGGGCAAACTAAGAAACTTCAATAGTGCGACCGTTGCCTCTGGGGGCGTTGGGTAAAAATCCGATGCTTTGCGTCCAGTGGAAGAGTTCCCCCCGTTAATTCGGCTTGGTTGTAAATTATCCATGACTTAACTCTTTCATCTCCTTCGCGCTCAGAATCGGCGCGCGGGTGTTCCAGGCGAGCATAACCTCATACTCAGTGTCATATCGCCCTCCATAGTCAACATCCCATCCGAACATCATTTCACATTCGTTGCAAGAAACGCTATAAACATGGTTCCTTGATGGGCGCAATAATCTTGGGCCATATGCTACAACTTCCGCTTCTCCCCCGCAGAACGGGCACGGAACCAGCACCCCCGCCTCCGTCAGCCGCTTGGCTGCCTCTTTATTGCCAAGCAGGGCTAATTTGATATCATCCACCACAGATACCTCCCCATTGTTCGGCCATCGCCTTTGCCAATCCAGGAAACGTCTTGGCTCTGTTTTTCTGACGGTCTTTCCCGCCTCGCATAAACCACGTACCGGCCTCATGGCAGCCGCACTCCGGGTCTACGATGTCTGTCGGTTCCAATGGCGGCAGACCCTTCAGCCACAGACGGGTCTTTTTCTGTACTGGATGCCCGAACATCCAGGGCTGCACCTCCTGGCTGTGCGGCGGCATTTCATAAATTCTGCTTGATACTGGATTTTCAACACAGATTTTCGGGCAGTCCGCGTCCAGAAATTTCAGAAAAAACTCCTTTGCCTCCAAACCTTTCTGGTATCGCTCCTGATTGAGGATGCCGCCGCGAAACAGGTGCTTAGCACCAGCGTTTGACAAGTATGTACAGGGTGGAAACGCCAGAATCATATCCCACTGTATTTTCAGCAACTCCAGCGCGTCACATCTCAGATGCCACTCCGGATGCCCCCCGCTGCACGGCTCAATGTCGCAGCTGTACGCCTCATGCCCCAGCGCCCGGAACGCTTTGCAGACTTCCTGCGACTCCTCACAGGCCACCAACACCCTCATAGCTTAGCCGCCTCGTGATCACCCAGCAGGGCGCGCGTCTTATCGTCCACCGTTTGGCACCTCCTTGGCTGCTTTCCAGCGCTCTTTTCTGCTGCACGTCCCGCCGGCCGCATCACAAATGCTCTTGGACGAGCATCGTTCACATGGCCCAGCCTTAAAAAAATCTTTCATGTACATCGCGGTGGTTGATATGCTGTATCCGGTGGCCTGGGATATCTCCTCCGGCCCATGCCCGTCCAGCGCCATGCGCTCCAGCAAATCGCGGGACGGTTTTGGCTTTTTCGCTCTGGTATGTAGGAGGCAGCCAACTCTTTTGGGGTTACAGTCCGGCAGCGGGCACTGTCCACAGATTGCCGCCTCCTCCGCGTCCCGCTCCGTAATATTGCGTTCCACGATCGGTTCCATCGCGTCCAGGCTGCGCCAGGGTGCCACCGCTCCGCTGATGCCGTAGGGGTCTCTGGTGATCATATCAGCACCCCATCTAACGCCTTGCTTAGTACATCCGCATTTTCCAAAGTACGATTCTTTCTATATTGACTTTGTGCGAACTCAACATACTTAATAATGTTTGACCAGTGCTGCCCTAGTTCCTTCCATTGTTTCATGGATTCATTTGCTATATTATATTGATACGTCATTTTCCCCTTATCAGAAATCGCCCGTTCTCTGGTTATAGATCCCGCTCTAATACTTGCATACATGCTGGACAAAAAACGGAACGCAAGCTGATCTGGAAGAGATAAACCGTCCGGCATGGGGGCCCCTTGCTCAGCTTCTCTTTCAAATGGAAATATCATAGTCTCTCCTTTGTAACACTAAGTAACCGTTTTGTAACACGTCTGGTGTTACGCTATAAACATTGCGCCGCAACGGATTGAAAGAACTGTAACACCTGTAACACCTATTTTTTAACTTTGAATTTTTAAAAAAAGTGCGCACGCAATTTTTTTATTTTATAGAAACATATCAAAAAGGGTGTTACAAGGTGTTACGGTGTTACAACTTCGAATTCCCAATTACGGCAATAGTTCCTCTACGTTTTCCTCAAAATCATTCAAATAATTGTCCATTTTGAGCCAAATACAACGTGAAACTCGCCCGTTAATCCGTTTTGTTCGGGTCATTTTCCCATCTTTACCCGGAAGAATTAGGTTGTTGTTTTTCGCCCATCCGAGAAAAGCAGAGGCATTGTAACCCTCGTCTTGAAGGATCTGGTCGAATTTGGAGCGAATGATATAAGCGTAATCATCGTCCAGATCGCCCCACACTTCGCCCTGGTGGGCGTCCGCACCCGGCGAGAATCTGGATTGGTTGATGTTAATGAAGTCATATAGGTATTGCAGGGCGCGGGCGTTTTGGTTGACGGTCTCTTTTGATACCAGATATGGCCGGATATCGTCTGGCTGAAGGAGAACGCCATCTTGGAAGATCCACTCCTCTGATAGCCTGTCAGCGGCCAGTATAAGGGCCGCAGATGCCGTCTGCTTGTCCATAGTGTCACCGGTCTTAATGGCCTTTTGTAAGTCCTCCTGGAGCTTCTGGACGCGCTCTATCACGCCATCCGCCATCAGGTGATCTACAAACTCCCGCCCAGCGAAACCGTAGTTGGCGTACAGACTGGTGGCGGTCTTTTTCGGCTCATCAAAGAGTTTGGTATCGTGGCAGTCCACCTCAATTGTCCGGTTGACTGCTCCCTCTCCACTATTGGCGGAAATGATGGGAAATTCGCCTGTGGTGATGACGCAGTTCCTCCAGGTAGGTGTCTTTTGGAGGCCTCCCTGCTTCCGGCCACGGGCCCGTCCCACACCTTCTGATAACTGATAGATCATCCGGTCGAAGTCCTTCCGGTTGTCCTTGACCAGTTGGAGCTCGTCAATGATGAGGGGCAGGGAATTGCAGAACGCCGCTCCCAGTTCCTTCCCCACCTCCGTGGCGTTGAAGGTCTGGATGTAAACGCCGATCTCCGGATTGGCCCACACGCTGGCGGCCAGAACCAGGCTCAGGCTCTTTCCGGTTTCCGATCCGCCCCACAGGTGTACAAAAAATGGTAGGCAACGGCACGGTCCCACCAGAACAGAGGCGAAGGAAGCGGCTAGAACGATACGGGCGATCACGTTACCGGGAGTTTTGCCTGACCGGACAGCTCTCGCGCAGTCCAGCCAGGCCTCCCGGCTCCCATGCTCCTGGATGCTCTCAAAACGAGTGCGGTAGGTTTCCTCTCCATCAAAGACCAGTTCTTCCTCATATGGCGAGAAGCCATATTCCTCAATCCAGCCCAGCCGCCCCACGCTGGATACCTCCGGGATCAGGTCATAATTGAGCTGCTCCACATCAGCCAGATATCGTACAAGGGCCTTGCCGGTCTCACTGTTGACCATGATTCCATACTTGGAGAGTCCGATGATAGAGCGGCTGTCGGAAATTACGTTGCGATCCACAATCACAATGTCCCACCGGCGGCTAAGCCGGTATGCAAGCATAACCTTGTGCTCCCGCGTATCTACGTTTACCAACCGCTGAACCGGCATGATGGGGTGGTAGCAGGCCACGACCTCAAAGCCCATCTTGTCGGTGCCGTAAATACCTGTGTCAGTAGCCGTCCAGCCCCCACAGTCCAGTTCCATTTCCTGTCCGGTAAAATCCGTTCGGTTAAAGCCCGGCGTCACTGTCCCGCTGACTGTCTCTATGTAATCTTTGAACAGCGTTGCCAAGTTTCTGACTCCGACCGCCTGCGCTTGGATGGACATACGCCCCATAAGCTGCCGCATCTCGAATTTGTTTTCTTTGTGAGCGTATAAATATTCAAACGGTTTCGTGGTCGTCAAGTAGTCGTCCCTTGTGTATACGGGCAATTCTTCCAATGCTTTTTGCCTCCCTTCTCTATAAAGTCGTCAAGCCAGTATTCAATATAAGGGAGGCGCCTGACGGCCTCGACATATAGCGGGTGATAGTAGGATCTCTCGCCCTGAACGACGGGTGCAAACACGTCCATTGCCTCCTTCCAGTACCTCTGTTCAGAAAGCATAAAATAGAAGTTTGTTTCAGCCCGGTCTTTCCGCCGCTGCTCTTCACGCCTGGCTTCTAGCACCTTTGACCGTTCCATCCTGTCTGGTTTGCCGGATGTGAGGCCCAGGTGGAAATCGGCATTGATTCTGAGCACGGCCTGTCGAAAGTTCAGATCAAACAAGCGCATAACAAAATCAATGACAGATCCGTGGGCCCCACACCCAAAGCAATGGAAGCCGCCTTCACCATCATATAGTTTTAAACTGGCTGTGTGATCTCCAGTGTGGAACGGGCATTTCATGAATCCTGAACGTCCTACCTGGAATCCATAGGTCTCCGCCATTTGCCGAGCAGGCAATAGCCGCTTGATTTCAGGAGCTATATCCATATGATTACCCCCGCTTCAGGCGGTCTCTCACCCAGTAATAGAGGGTGCTGTAAATGATTTGGGCCGTCTCTGATGGCTTACAGAAGATAACTGTCAGGTTAAACCGAGCCTGCCAGGATAGGAGCGTTGCGGCAAAGCTCTGAGGCTTAAGCTCTGACCGATAATTATGCAGAAAGATGTCTGTCCAGGAGGCGTTTTCCACAATCAGAAAGACCTTGATGCCACCGGCCTTTGCCCGTATCATCTCCCGCTCAAATCGCTCCCGGCCATTGGTGAAGTTCCCGGCAATCTCGTCCAGGTTGGCCTTGCGCTCTACTACAATCTCGTCCTCGAAAGTGGCGTCACCCAGCATGACGGAGTAATCTCCAGTCTCCAGGGCCCGGCTCTTGTGCTGAATGTTATGCTTGTCCAGCCAGGAAATGATGTGCTGATGAACCTGCTCCCGGCTGTCAGCTATGACCACCAGTTCTTTCAGCTTCTTTTTGATCTCCGCATCGGTGTAGTGGGTCAGCATCCGACCACCTCAGTTCCACGGAAGATCCTCGTCATCGTCAACTTCTTTGAGTTGCACCAGCTCCTGACGCTCCGGCATGGGGCCTTCCCAGGGGGGAAGTTTCGCCGCTCTATCCTGGTCAAGAAAATATTGAACTTTGAGGTATCCCTGGTCATCCTCTTTCAGTTTGGCTGCGCCAACAGCGCCAACCCAAGTCGGAAGGGTAAAATCTCCGTCATCAATGTTGAAGGAATCAAAGAACTCGGTCATGTTCTGATTAAACCATTCGTTCTTGACGATGTAGTGCTTGATGGGGATATTGCTTCCGTTTGGCCGGATGACGATGACCAGCATGGGATTCCCCTTTTTACTCTCCGTATCTTCTACGCTAACGATCTCCACCCGGTAGTTACCAGGCTTCAGCCGCTTACGCTCTTCTCTTTTATAATCATCCCAGTTTCCCATGTTTCATTTCCTCCTCGCATAATTTGTAGTGTTTGCAGGTGAAGCAAAACCCCTTGCAGGTCTTGCGGCTCCTGAAAAAGTGCCGGATTCTGTCAAGCATATTTGCTCCTCCAGTTCTCACAGTACAGATCCACCAGTCCGGCCCGATCCATCCAGATCATGAACTGGCGGACAGTTTTTTCAATTGGGTCTGTATCATCTGGCAGATATGACTCCCGGTATACATAGCTCCCGTCGCTGATGATATATTCGAATTTCTGAACCTCCGGACATAGGTAGAAGTACATGGGGTGCTGAGGGCTATCCAGGTATTTCCCCACGTGGTATGTCTTACTGAACTTGGTATCATATATGATTCCAGCTTTTAAGAAATCCAGAATGCCGTAACAGATGAACTCTACGCCGTCCACCACCAGAGGTCTCGATGCCTTGACCTGATACTGCCCATGTGCGATGATTTCGCAGATCTCCTTGACCGGCCTGTACCACTCCTGCTCCGGGGTAATTTCCGCCCCTTCGCTGACAGCGTGAACCACGTTCTCAAACCGGATACCGTCCAGCATGGCCTTTGATTGCGGCTTCTTTTCCCGGCGGAGCGTGGAGAGAAATTCGTCAAACGAGCTGCCCTTTAATGCGTACTGCCAGGAGGATAAGAGACTCTGCGTCAGCAGGAACTTATTTCTGCTCGGCCCACTCATAGGCTTTTGTCTCCTTGTTGTAGATAATCCCAAGCTCCTTCAGCCGCTCGGAAAGAGCAGCTTTCAGTTCCCGTTCACTGGTCAGGGCGTGCTTCAGGACCTTGATAGCAGACATGGCGGGCTGTATGTCCTCCGGCTTCTGAATGGAATCCAGGGCCAGCCGCCCTGCTGCCATCGTCTCATCATACTGCTCCTGCTGAGGCTGGAGCGAGGCGTGTTCTGTCGCTATGTTCTCTTTGACCTGGGCGAACAAACGGGCCAGGAAGTCATTAGGTTCCCCGTCCTTCAGTTCCGGAACCTTCATGAGCCCCTTGATGCCATAGGCAGCTTTGGCGTTGTAGTTCATAGTGGGGGTAAAGCCCAGATAGCGCTCCCCGTTGACGATATGGAGATAGGCCCCTAGGTCGGCGGGCTGCCAGACAAGCGTCTTGGCGGAACCCTCACACACGATGTCATAGAATACGTCGTCTCCCTGCCGGTCTTTGGCTGCATGGAAGAGGAATACCACATTGAACTTCTTCCTTAGCTCAGCGGACAAGCGAAGAAATTCGGTCTTGACAAAGCCGTATCCCTGCTGGGAGAAGCCTCCAGACTTCTTGCTGGCGGCAGGCTCATTCCTCATGGCCCAGTCCTTCATCAAGTCAATCAGTGCCCCACAGGTATCAATGACAACCGTCTTGTAGCGTCCCTCAAAGGATTTGATGTCAGCCAGAAGTTCCTCATAAGTTTTGATCATAGAGCTGTCCTTCCGGTGCTCTGGCTTGACACGGCTCATGCCCTCGTCAGCGTCAATAAGTATCACGTCCGGGGCGGACAGGGCCAGTGTCGTTTTCCCCACCCCTGGAAGGCCACTGATAATCATGATGATATTCTTGTTGGAAAAATCCATGTTCTCCGGCTTTACAATCATTTTCTTCTTCCTCCTTGCATGTTTTACAGATTCCGTTAGTATCATATGAACCAAGCTCATTCCTGCATCTGATACACCACCCGGCGGGAGATTCTAATTGAGTATCACGAAGCGGTGGCTTAATCCTCATAAGAAGGCTCCTCTGTAGGAAATTCTACATACGGAGCAGCTTGCCGGATAATCTCTGATACAATGTAAGATTTCCGAAGGTTGCGTTCACGTTGAAGCTGTGTGATAATTCTATTTGCATCCTTCTGAAGCCGAACCAATTCACACTTGCTTTCCGTTACTGGATATGTTTTAATGATGATAGGTTTCATTCTATTCTCCTTTTTGCCGCCCTCCGGTCTCGCACACCGGGGAGCGGCGCTTTTATTCGTAAATAACGGCTT